AATTTGAACGGATCATCTTCCACCTACTATACCGACATGTACTGGATAAGCACCGCTACAGTCCGTGTGGTCTATCGCGGGTGCAGCTATGCGAGTGCGTATGGCGGTGTGTCGGGTGCGAGTGCGTATTACGATGCTTCGGGTACGAGTGCGTATGTCGGCTCGCGTCTGGCCTTCCGCGGCAAAATCGTCCGGGCGCAAAGCGTGGCAGCGTACAAGGCGATACGCGAGGTGGCGTAAGCGCAAAGCGCCAAAGCGTGGAGCGAAGCGACTAAAACGAAAGAACGGGATTCGGATGGTTTCCGAATTCCATTTAAAAGGTATTCAAATACCGGCGAAGCCGGTCGAAAAAATAGAATTTTGAGGTATATGAAAAAGATTATCGCATTTTTTAAAATGAGTAACCGTTACAAGCATCTTATCGGTGGTTTGATGGTAGGTCTATTGGGATTTACTCCTTGGACGGCCTTTTATGCTGCGGCCATTGCAGCTTCCTGTCTGGAACTGAAAGATACTCTTCGGGGAAGTCCTTGGGACTGGATTGATTGGGGGCTCACCGTCGCGGGTGGCAGTATATCCGTTTTATTTTGGATGATAGTGTAATTCGTTTATCTGTTTTGCCTGTTAAATCAGTAACTTTGCAAGCGGTAGAGTTCCCCAATAGTCCGTGTGGTCTATCGCGGGTACAACAATGCGAATGCGAATGGCGGTGTGTCGAATGCGAATGCGAATAACGATGCTTCGAATACGAATGCGAATGTCGGCTCGCGTCTGGAAATCTAACAAATCGGCGTACAGCAGCGGGGACGTGTCCCCGAAGCGGTGCCGAGGGGAGCAAGCCACAGCAACAGCACCAGAAAAGGTGGAAAGCTGAAAAATCACGCGTCGGGTGGAGTTTGGTAGGCTGTTATCAGTTCGAAGAAGTCAGACCCGGGGAAAGGAAGGCCCTCATCTTCCATGTTTATTAACCAATAGCTTATGCGCAGGGAAGGATATATTATCGAGGAAATCATCGAATACTCCAATATGTCGGAGGCATTCGATTCGGTACTTCGCGGAACCGATCGTAAGAGGTCAAGGCAGGGACGATTCCTGCTTGCCCATAGGGAGAAGATTATCACCGAACTGACGGCTTCCATTGCGGACGGCTCATTCCGGCTGGGCGGCTACCATGAGAGGGAAATTGAAGAATACGGTAAAAAACGTATTTTGCAGATCCTGTCCATGAAAGACCGCATCGCTGTGTTTGCCATCATGAATGTGGTGGACCGCCACCTGCAAAAACGTTATATCCGGACAACCGGTGCAAGCATCAAAAGGCGCGGTACTCATGATCTGATGAACTGCATACGTACCGATTTGCAAAAAGACCCGGAAGGCACACTTTACGCATACAAGTTTGACATCCGTAGGTTTTACGACAATGCACGGCAGGACTTTGTTATGTGGTGCTTCCGGAGGGTGTTCAAGGACGAAAGGCTGTTGGTGCTACTAGAGCGGTTTGTTAAGCTGCTGCCGGAAGGTATAAGCTTCGGACTGCGCAGTTCACAAGGGGCAGGAAATCTGCTTCTGTCTGTATTTTTAGACCACTATCTGAAGGATAAGTACGGGGTTCGTTATTACTATCGCTATTGCGATGACGGACTGGTACTCGGTAAAACGAAAGCGGAATTGTGGAAGATTCGTGATGCTGTTCACGGGCAAATGGGAAAAATAGACTTGGAAATAAAGCCGAATGAACGGGTGTTCCCTGTGGAAGAAGGCATTGATTTCCTTGGCTATGTTATCCGTCCCGACTATGTAAGATTGCGGAAACGCATCAAACAGAAGTTTGCCCGGAAAATGCACGAGGTAAAATCGAGAAAAAGACGGCGGGAACTGATTGCCAGTTTCTACGGCATGACGAAGCACGCCGACTGTAATAAGTTGTTTAAAAAATTAACAGGCAAAGAAATGAGAAGTTTTAAAGACTTGAATGTCGCTTACAAGCCGGAAGACGGTAAAAAGCGATTCCCCGGAGTGGTGGTAAGCATCCGGGAACTGGTAAACTTACCCATTGTAGTGAAGGACTTTGAGACCGGTATCAAAACCGAGCAGGGAGAAGACCGCTGTATTGTGGCCATCGAAGTGAACGGCGAGGCAAAGAAGTTCTTCACCAACAGCGAGGAAATGAAGAATATTCTCGCACAAGTAAAGGAAATGCCGGATGGTTTCCCGTTTGAAACGACCATCAAGACAGAGACATTCGGCAAAGGTAGAACCAAATACGTGTTTACATGAGAAGAGTTGAAGGAAGTTCCGGGGTTTCGCTGATGGAATGCACGAACCCGGTTAAAGACAAATGGCGCATCCGATGGGATGTGCAGGAAAAAGAGAACGGCTCTGCCTCCTACATGGAAGAGGAGTTCGGGCATAAGCCTACTGATGAGGAAATCCACACATTGGTTATGTCCTGGTATAACAGCCAGACTGATGCGGCTATCCTATCCGGATTCGCCTATAATGGTGCCCATGTATGGCTTTCTGTGGAGAACCAGTACAACTATAAGGCAGCATACGATTTGGCCGTTCAGACGGGCGGAGAAACCCTGCCAGTGACGTTTAAGTTTGGTTCGGATGAACAACCGGAATACCATACTTTTACTCAGTTAGAAGAACTGAAAGATTTCTATACAAAAGCAGTAGGATTCATTCAGACAGTTCTGGCTGAAGGCTGGGAAAAAAAGGACAAGTTCAATTTGGAATTATATCGGATTGAGTGATTGACAATCCCTTCGGGGGAGGGATAAAAAAAGCCCCCGGCCTGTTAATATAGACGCCAATCATTTATTAACACAAAACGCCACGAGAGTGCGCGACCGGGGGCAATGCCCTCTGCCGCACTCTCGTGGCGTTTTTACGCATTAAATAAATGATTGGCATTGCAAAAGTACAAAAATGATTGGATATGACATTGTTTGAAGCACTTAAATTTAACAGAGAACCGCTTGAAATGCTTATAAGTTTGGGCGGCAAGCAGGATGACCTTCGATTCATAGACTTATATACGGAGTATGAGGTCATGAAAAAACAAGGTGAAAAGACCACTTATGCAGTGGCGTTTTTGGCAAATAAATATTCGGTAAGCGAACGTAAGGTGTATGATGTTATCAAACGGTTTGGAAAGCACTGCACGCTCGGTGCAGTGTGATTGATGTGCCGGGGATGCCTTGTGTTGTCCGGTAGAGCTACCTTTGTACAACCAAAAATAAAGCTCATGAATAAGTATTACCAGACATTAGACAAGATACTCCAAACGGGCAAAATCCAGACCAATAGGAAAGGGCGTATCAAGTATCTATTAAACGAAAGGCTCATGCTAACCCCCGCTGATTTACTTGACATATTTGAAAGCCACGGGATAGCCAGGAAAAAGCTGAAAGAGGAATTGAAACTGTTTATGCAAGGAGTCCGGGATGTGGAAAAATACAAAGAGGCAGGGATTACCTGGTGGGATTATTGCGGCCATACCCTTGTAAACAGCTATCCAACTTACTTTGAAAAGCTTCCACCCCTCATAACCAGGATTAACCGGGAAAAGCGCAACAGCAAGAATTATGTCCTGTTTCTTGGAGAAACCGGGGTGGAAAGCAACCAGGCACCCTGCCTGAGTCTTGTGCAGTTCCAAATTGATGAGGGAGAATTGGTGCTATCTGCATATCAGCGTAGTTCTGATGCGAACCTTGGGCTTCCGGCTGATATTTATCATCTTTATCTGATGGCAAGGCAGGTGGAGCTTCCCCTGAAGTCCATAACCCTTGACCTTGGAAATGTGCATATATATGAAAATAACATTGACCGGACTCTGGAACTGTTATCCGGAGTTGAAAACATTAAATTTGACTTGAACGTATGAAGAATATGAATTTATCTGCACCACTGCCATTTGTAGGCCAAAAAAGAATGTTTGCTAAAGAGTTTATTAAAGTTTTGGAACAGTTCCCTGAAGATACCGTGTTTGTGGACTTGTTTGGCGGTTCCGGACTTCTTTCGCATATAGCCAAAAGAAGCAAGCCCGATGCTACTGTTGTCTACAATGACTTCGACAACTACCGGTTCAGACTGAAAAATATCCCACAGACAAATAAACTGCTTGCCGATATTAGGGAGCTGGTGGGTAATTCGATACCCAAACATAAACCAATTAAAGGGGAACTTAGAGAACGCATTTTTAAACGTATCGAGGAAGAAGAACTAAATGTTGGGTACGTGGATTTTATAACCTTATCATCCTCACTTATGTTCTCCATGAAGTATAAATTGTCTGTAGCCGAAATGCGCAAGGAAGTCCTTTATAACAACATTCGCAAGACCGGTTATCCGGAGTCTTCTGACTACTTAAAAGGGCTTGAAATTGTATCATGCGACTACAAAGCAGTATTCAACCAATATAAGGATGTTCCCGGAGTCGTCTTTTTAATTGATCCGCCTTATCTTTCCACTGATGTTGGTACGTACAATATGTATTGGCGCTTGTCTGATTATTTGGATGTTTTAAAGATACTCGAAAAGCATTCCTTCGTTTATTTCACATCCAATAAATCCTCCATACTTGAACTGTGTGAATGGATTGGAGCAAACAAAACCATTGGCAATCCTTTTGAGGGTTGTACAAAAAAGGAATTCAATGCCCACATGAATTATTCTGCCGAATATACAGACATGATGCTGTATAAGAAACAGGAAAAATTAGTTCATAAAACAGCTGCTTAGCACTGAACAAAGATACAATTTTTCAAGTAGAAGGCCAAACTTTTGAGCCTTATTTTAATGCCGTTATAAAGCCATTTTTTATGAAATTATAAAGCCGAAACAGAGGTCATTACAAAACTTTTGTTTCGGCTTTTTGAGTGTTGCGCGCTTTCCTTTTTTGAACGCTTCGTTTTGTCCTTTTCCCTGAAAATCGAACGCTTCGTTTCGGATTCTGCGGAAATTTGGATTTGCGGATTATAAATGAAAAAGAGATTAATCTTTCAAGAAATAGAGATGATAAAAAATAGGGGACTGTGAATTTCATGGCAAATCATAAAACTAAAAAAGCTATCCGGTTATGGACAGCTTTTCTTTGTGCTCAAATAATCATGAAATTACTTTTTAGCTTCTTCCAAAGAAGCCTTTCTAAACTCTTTCAGTAATTTTTCCAGCTCTAAAGAAGCTTTGCGTGCACGTGTACCTGCAGCTTTATTACCTTTTTCTGTTTGCAATTCAGCATCCATAAAGAATGCATTGCTTAATTCCTTGATTTTTGCAACTAATTCGTTCATCTTACTATTTATTTATTAATTATTAAATCGGATTCAAATTAAATCCTTTTTTGTTAGAATACGCTTTAACATGCTTGTTTTTTACAGTTTTTCAACATTTTTAGCTGAAAAGATAGACGATGATACCTGTTATACACACATACACCAATGCATAAGGAATGGCAGCTTTTAATATTTCTCCTTCTTTCCCTTGTTGGTTTCCGGCGGAAGTAGCGATTGCAATGCTCTGAGGCGAAATTATTTTCCCTCCTGTTGCTCCTACGGTATTTGCAGCCGATAACCAATCGGGACTTACCTGAATATGTCCGGCAACACTAGCTTGTAATTTACCGAATAGGATATTGGAAGAGGTATCACTGCCTGTAATAAATGTGCCCAAGCAACCGATTATCGGTGCAAAAAAGGGATAAAGATTTCCGGTAATAGTTGCAAGTGCAGTAGCTATTACGGATATCATACCGGAAGTATCCATGACAGTGGACAGGCCTACCAGACAAATCACTGTTATAAATGTCTTTTCCAATTGTTTCACCGTTTTCCAAAGTACAACGAACAGTTCCTTGACAGTTGCTCCCTGGATAAGGCCACCTGCAAATGTACCCGCAAAAAGCAAAACGCCTGCATGGGTCAGCCACGAAATCGTATAATTCACTGTCGACATATTTATAGGAAGACTGATGTGTGTTACCCAATTATTCTCCAATGTGTTTCTCAGTCCCGGAAATAATGGACTTGTCACAATTATCAATAAAAGAATAAAGAGATAGATGCTCCACGCCTTGAATATATCCTTACTTTTCAAAATGTTTCTCCGATTCTTTTCTTTTTTTGTTGCAGTCAGTTTACCATATAAAATAATAACAATAATGGACAATATACTTCCAATGATAGCAGGAGATTCAGCACCCATATAACGTGCTGCTATATATTGACTCCCCAAAGAAACACTGCCTACCAATAGTGCTAATAATACGTTTTTAGGTAGTGATTTTAATTTAGGATCTGTAAGAAAGAGTAATATTAATGGAATTAAAAACATCAAGACTGAAAGTTGGAGGACAACATTTGTGCTTAATGTTTGTACATTCAGGCTTGTTTCTTTGGCAAGTACAAGCACTGGTGTACCAATAGCACCGAAAGCTGTGGCTACACTGTTGGCAATCAGACTGACTGTTGCCGAAAAAATTGGTTTAAATCCTAAACTAATCAGAATGGCAGCAGGAATGGCTACGGCTGTTCCAAATCCGGCCATAGCCTCTAGCAATCCTCCGAATCCCCATGTAAGCAATAATACCTGAATACTTTTATCAGTTGAGATAGAAGAAAATTGCTGTTTAATAATCTCCATTTTCTCCGTTTTAAGCAAGACGTTGTAGCTGAATATGGCCATCAGGATAATAATCAAAATAGGTGAAACTGCTTTCATGGCTCCATAAAGAAAGGAGAATAATAAATCATCCAAAGGGAAATGAAACCCGAAAAAGGCAATTAGCATGGTAACTACTAAAGATATAATGCTGCTTTTATCACCTGACATTTTAAAAAATGCCATTAGTACTATCAGTGATAATACGGGAACTATGGCTATAATCAGATTCATATAGTTAATGGTGGCTTAAAATTACTACAAAATAACAGTTCATATAAAGTTAAAGTTCATATTAGAGGAAAACAATTAACAACAATTCATAGAAAGACGGTATAACAAAGTGGACGATTTAAGGATGAAGCAAATAATGTTTATAGAGTAAATATGGAAAATTTAAAGTCGGTTGACCCACTATTATAAAAGTCACCTGACCCACTTGGGTTACGATAAAAATTAACCTTATAGAATTACCATATTTCAGTCTTGTTTTTGTACTTTACAAAGCATTTTAGCCCGGTATTATTAACCGAATAAAATTTCTAAAAGAATGAAAATAAGAATCAAGCACATACTGCGGTGTTACCAGTCAGGAATGAGTATCCGTAGTATCAGCTCTTCTCTTCTGATTTCACGTAATACAGTCAAACGATATATCCGTATATTATGAAGATATGGGTATAGAACTTGAACGCCTGTTAAAAATAGACGAGCAGCATCTGCATGAGCTTTTCGGTACGGAGACTGACAACGAATCAACAGGATCTGCAGAGTATAAATATCTTCAAGAACGTATATCTGAGTACATAAAACGACTTAAAGCCCGTGGAACAACAAAAAGGTCCTTGCATGAGGAATATCTGAGAGATCGTCCCCAAGGTTACAGCTACTGTTCATTCTGCCTGTATCTCAGACGTGAAAAGGAAGTAAAAGTTCCGGTTGGGCGCATAGATCATATAGCCGGTGATCAGATGTATGTGGATTTTGCCGGTGACAAACTTTATATTGCAGACAGGAATACGGGTGATAAGGTTCCCGTGGAAGTCTTTGCCGCTATACTTCCTTGCAGCCAGATTACGTATTACGAAGCTGTACCATCGCAAAAGAAAGAATATCTTATCCAGGCATGTGAAAATGCCTTCCATTATTTTGGAGGTGTACCCAATGCCATAGTTCCCGACAACCTCAAATCTGCCGTAACAAAGCCCGGAGGAACAGAGCCGGAATACCTGCAATAGTGTTTTGTTATCTTCGCCCACACCATAAAACAGTTTTCTAACAAGATCAACAGTAATAACCTTGCCGGACGTTTCCAATTCTCTATAAATTTGGTGTATGTGTGAACGTGTGATTTCTAAGTAGTGGTTCAGTTCCACCGACATACGATCTTTTCCTTTTGAATTCTCTTTTGCCGGATTCCATAGATTTACGAGACAGCTTCTTTTGATAGAAACATCTGCCATACAGCCGTTTACGGTGATTCTCATGCACACGGGTGCTTCTCCGTTCTTTAATAATTTGCCTTTCTTGATGAAGAACAATACAGAAAATGATTTTCGAGCCAT